CATTAGCTTTCTGGTTAGTTTAAATATGTTATAACCTATCCTTAAATCAGGAATCCACTTACCAAACCACCCGTTTTTAAGCGACTGTCGATTATTTATCTCATCTGGATGAGCTAAAACATCAGTCTGTGAAAAATAGCCACCTACTAAAAAAGGAAGAACCATTTCGTGGATAAACGGAGTGAATGGCCTTCTTGTTATTAGCTCTCCACTGTAAAAAGGAATCAATGCTATTATAGTTTCATCATAAATAGTTTTTATCTTAACTTTTAACGGTGTGGCTCCATCGAACGATAATATATATCCAGAGTCACCAACCTTCATTTTAGCTGTTGAATCAACAACAATATTTGTCTCATTTACTGGGCTGCTATCTCCTCCAAAAGAGTTGCTGTATACCGTTGTGAAAATTATATTTTCAAAGCCTTTATATATACCGTTATAAAAATCAGACTCTGCATTGTCGAAATCTATTTGATTAACTTGTTGAGCCTTATAGCGCATATCACGACACAGACCACCTTCACCATAAGCATAAACAGCATCGTAGTATCGTGTGTCGTGGAATCTACCAGATTTTCCACTTGCAATTGAGCCAGATCCTGCGAGTAATTTTGATGGATTAAAACAGTCTGCTCTTGATGTGATACTAGCAGTAGTGTTGTGCCAAAAAGTATCCCCTACAAACTTTGCAGCTCCAAGTGGGTTATGGGATGGATGGTATCCTCCATCGTTTAAACGCAGCACATTACCAAAATAGAGTAAGTTTTTACCCGCTTTGAGCCAGAGATCACCAAATGAATTGAGTGAGTATCCCTGTTCCGTAGGTGATGGCACTCCGCCAGTTGTGCCAGCAAATGCAACCTTGTACAACTGCCACTGATAGATTTTTCCGTCAGAGCCGATATAGGTGGTATTTGAGTTTTGCGCGAAGAAGTCTTTTTTCTGCTGATCTGTAGCACTAAATAGGTTAACTGCTGCACCTACTCCACGTAGTCCGCCTTGATAAGCGTTTGGTGATGCTGAGCTTATTTCCACCTTTTCTGACTCAACACCATACATATCCATGCGTTCAGGTAAAACAGAGGTTGGATGTGATGGCAGAGTTAGCACAAATTGATTAGTTAAATTAAATACAACTCCATCAATATGCACCGAAGCATAATCAGTTTTTGATCCACCTACGCCTCCAGATTTACCAATCAGCAAGGTGTTTGGCGTGGTAAGTGCAGTATACAGTCCAGGCTTGCATTCGTTGACTTGTTTGCCGGATTCATGATTACCAAAGCTTACCCAACCACTGGCGGCATAGATCTCTTTATTTGCATTGCGGTTGGCATCAAATTGCGCTTGTGACATGGCTGCGGCGAGTACATCTGCGGCTAAAAAGTTACGGTTAACCTTTTCAAAAGCGGTACGTGCGGTATCGCCACCCGTGCCTGCTGGCTGGGTGCCAAGACTGATAGTTTCAAATGCCATGAGTTTACGTCCGATAGCGAAGTGTTAAGGATGAAATGATTGTTCAAAAGTGGCGGTGATGCGGTACATGCCACCACCTAACGGGGTGTTTGTTTGCTGAGTCACTTTCCACAATGAGGCGGTACCGAGGGGTGGCGTCCACGCAAAAGCCTTAAAGCCTTGGTGATCATCAAAGAATGCGGTGATTGCCTCGGCTGTGGCTTTATTTTTAGTAAAAGTCAGTGGCCAGCTTTGAACTTTACTGTTGATGCCATCGCCAACTGCCTGACTATAACCATCGCCAAACTGTGCGGTGCGGGTGCGATATTGGGTATCGCCTGTGGAACCATTGTCGGGCGCCCATGTAAATAGTTGCGGCATTAGCGATAACCTCCCGCCATAGTGCGGCCAATTTGACCATTAGGGCGTAAATCCTTCGCCAATAGCTCTCGATATTTTTGCTCGACAAACTTACCCAGCTCGCTGCCGAACTGACTTAAGGCAGGAGTATCGGCTTTGGTTGTGGCATTGCCACTTTGATCTATGTTGACCTCAACATGCACCACGCCAGCGCCAGCCGTTGCCGATGCTGGCACGCCGTTATAGGCTGCGCCGCCAACTATGCCGCCATTTGCGTAGCCTTTATTGCCTTTGCGCATGGCTTCGACTGTGGCCACGCCGCCAGCAGCTGCAACATCACGCTGCGACCAAACGACCTCGCCTTTGTGAACAATGCCAGCAGGCTCGTATTTCCCACCAAAGCCAGTAAAGCCGCCAGATGAAAATCCGCTATCACCGACAGCACCACCTTCAGAGAATCCACCAAAAATACTGCTCGCCATACCTGCAATGGCTTTTTGCATGGCAATTTTGGCAATATCCGCAATGATGGACTTAGCGAGTCCAGCAAAGTCAGCCTTACCCGTCATTACAAAATCGGTAAGCGCATCTGTCATGCCGCCAAAAGCCCCATCCATGAGGGTTTTGGTTTGGCCTGCCATGTCAGCCGCGGCATCAATGTAGTTTTGCATTGATGAACGGGCACCGTTAGTCCAATCGGCTTGCTTAGCATCGAGCGCTAAATAGTATTCGTCCTGAACGGCCAAGCGTGCTGAAAGGTTATCTTTCAACATAGCAAGTTGTTGTTGATACTCTTCATCAGTCGTTCGGCCTGCGAGGTTATCTGATAACGCTTTACCCTGAGCGCGCTCGATATCGCGCTCAATCCCTTGGCGATCACCTAGGCGTTGCTGTGCTTTGTCACCAAGGCCAAAGGTGGCAAGTTTATCGGCGTTGCGCTGTTGTTCTGCGGCTAGGTTAGCAGTGAGATTGGCGCTGTAGCTTTGCAGTCGGATGGATTCATTACGCTTTTTAATTTCGTCATCTAGTGCAACGTTCTTTTCGAGTTGAGCGCGGATCACTGATTGTTCCGCTAACAAACTTTTTTGTTGTGCGGTAAGTACATCTTTGTTTTTGATATCGGCGATTTGCTGCTCAAACTGCACTAATTCTTTTTGCGACTGAGTAAGCTTGATATTTGACTCTAGCTGACCTTGCAAGCCTGCTTGAGTTTCGCGCAAACGCATTAGGTATGTGGTTGCTGCATCGTCAGCAAAGGCTTTGGTCTTTTTAGCGGTGTCTTTAAACTTTTCCTCTATCGAGGCGAGATCACGTTTAATTTTTTCAGGATCCAGCAAGGCACTATTAGCATCGCCCTTCCGCACCTTTTCAATATTGTTGTTATATTCCTTTATTGCCTTAGTTCGCTTTTGCTCGTTGCTAAGGGTTTCCTCGGTCACCTTGGCAATGGCACGCTGAGCCTCGATTGAGTCTTGGTTGATCTTTGCCCTTTTTGCTTGTTCCTCTGCAAGTTTATCTTCTAGCTGGATTTGCTTAACGAGCTCATTACCTTCTGCCTGAAGCTTAGATAATAAATTTTCACGGCGAGTTGACTCAAAGCCAGAGCCTTTGCCTAGAGAAACTAACTTATTAATCTCTTTAGCATTATCGGCTAGTCTTTCTTTTAGTGTATCGATACGGCCAATATTAAGCAGTTGGTCCCAAGACTCAGAAGCGCCCGATTTGATTGCCTTCCATGCTTTTTCTATGCTGCCAAGATTGCTGGTGATCTCTTTCGTTCTTTGGCTAATAGCATCGCCATAGGCTCTAAAAGCTAACTCTGATGCCTCGGTGTTTTTACCCGCTTCCTTAAGCGCAACAATCTGCTCATAAACCGAGGCAGTGAGAAAGTTATATTTTTTATTGAGTTCTTCAGCCGCTTTAACGGGATCATCAGCTAGTTTGGCAAACTCGGCGACCGTATCGGCGACCGCTTTGCCAGTGACATTTTCCATTTGTATTGCAGCACGGCCCACAAGCTCTATTTGGCTTGCGGTAAACTTACCTGTATTCGCAACCTCAGCTAATGCAGCAGCGGCTTGGCGTTGTGTGCCGCTAATAGCATCAATGCGCTTGGCGGATTCCATCAATTGGCTTGAAGTGGTGCCTGCAGAATTGCCCGTCAGTATTAATGCATTACGTAGTCTATCTGCCTCAATACTGCCTTGGTAATACGCCAGCGACATTACGCCAGCGGCAGAAGCTGCAATGGTGAATGGGTTAATTAATCCCAGTATGTAGCCGCCCATGGCTTTAGCTGCTGGGCCCACGCCGCCAAACATATCTTTTAACTGACCGCCTTGCTGCAAGAACACGGTCATGGGGTTTTGACCACCTTGGAGCGATACGGCGATATCGGTAAACTGAGCAGGCAAACCACGGGTCACAAAGGCTAATTCCTTTGCTGACTTTCCATTTTTATCAAACTCAACACTGGTCTTGCCTACCTCACTACGCATCTTGGCAATTTTTTGCGTGTAAGAATCATATTCCGTTTGACCTAAGTTGCCAGCTTCACGGTGGCGACGAAGCTGCTGCTCCATTTTGTCTAATTTGCTGTATTCAGCAACCAGAGGATCAATCTGGCCCATCAGCCTATTAAGCTCAGCTTTTTGCTTTGCTGCGGCAGCTTCGGTTTTAGCTAATGCGCGCTCAGCTTTAGACTGACCTTCAACAAAGCTGCCAGTTTCAGCAACCATGTTTAGCGTTAGCGTGCCGAGTGACTTATTTGCCATGGGGATTCCTGCTTGGTTTAAGTATGTTGGTTGGCCGTCCTTGGCCTTATTGCTACTAATTTGAATTACTTTTTGATGGCGCTGGCTTTTAGCATCAGCAGCACATCATCAACTGTGGCTTCTTGCTGCGGCGCTTCATCCAACTGGCTGTACAACATGAAGTGTTCAAGATTGGCTTTGCCGCCGTGAATGATATTGAGGTGGTGCATTTGCGCTGCTGCAATGCGTTCTTGCCGTGCTTGAAGGCTTAAGGGGCCGAACTTTTCTCGGTATGCGATCCAGTTGATGACTTCTCGGTGCGTGAGGTTTTGCTGGGCTTCTTCGATGGTTCGTCCGCCAACGCCTGCGAGGACGAGTTCGTGCCAGAATTCGTCGTCGGCGGTAAGGCTTTTGGGTCCGGTTTTAACCCGAAACCATTCACTTCGTTAATCGCTCCGATTAACGCCATACCGAGTGAGTCGCAGATTGGGCCATGGGCGTCATTGCCTAGAATGTCGTCAATCTCAAATAAGGGTTTTCCGTGTTCATCTACAATACTGGACACAATGCGCGAGGTGAGCGAGTCAATACCACTGTGGTAGTTATTGGCTTCTATATTAGCCGTGGCGAATGACTTTTTACGGATATATACCGATGCGGTACAAGTTTCACCAGCGGGGTTGATCCACGAAATTTCGCGGCGTTCTGGCTTTGCAGGAGAATAGGAATTTGACTGAATAAGGCTAGCAACACTTAATTCCATGATTGTTCCTTTAGGATTAAGTTAAGACGGTTGAGCAAAAGCCCACTGATTAAGTGGGCTTCATTTAGGTTAATCAGGCGTGTCTATGATTAAGGCGTTACGGCGGCAGGCACTAGAATCGGATCGCCTGATACCTGAATGCCGATGATTGACTTAACCACATCGTTTTGATTGAACGAGAATGGGTAAGCAGTCATAAATCCACGAAATGCAATCCAAGTGCGGTTAGCTGGCAAAACAAGCGACGGAATTGCCTTAGCAATTGCTCCTGAACCAGCTTCACTAGTCAAAATAACTGTTGGATTTGAAGTATATCCGCTACCAGCCTCTGTCATTTCAAAACCTGTCACTTTACCATCAGCTACAGTTGCAGTTGCAGTCGCCCCTGAACCTCCGCCACCGACAAATGTTACTGTAGGTGCAGTTGTATATCCTGAACCACCTTCTTCAATAATAATTGTGCCAATACCTTGATCTGCAATGGCTGTAGGAGCTGTATCAAGCCCATCAGAGAAGCCAATTGCCCATTGCAGTGTGGTTCCTGCGGTTTTTAAACGATGTAAACGTAAATGGCTTTTAGTTCTTGTGTCGACGTTGATACCAAACGTGGCCGCACCAGGTGATTTTAATCCAGACTCAAATTCACGAGTTAAAGCTTCGAGTGGTGTTGTTTCGATAGAATCAACTGGGCTGTCAATGCCATCAATCGTGGTGACGGCAGTGACCGATAAAACGGAATCATCTGCCGGATCGATTGCATAGAGCTGGGTGCCCTGTGTTTTCATACTCATGTGTGTGCTCCTAACAATAGCCTTGCGGCAGATACAAAAAAGCCCCTGCGGTTGCAGAGGCTTTTGGTTTTATGAAATGGTTTTAGTGGGCTAGCGTGTGACTATCCAATCGATGTCAAAGCTGTGACGATAATTGCCTGTTTCTTTGTCGCGACTGTCGCCGTTGTAATTGGTTGTATGCGCCTCTAATTCTGTGGCGAAGCGAATTGCATCACCCACATCACTAGCAGAATTGCCTGAATCGGCATACACATCCACTTGCAGTGCAAAAGTGTCGGTATCTGGTCGGCCTGAGATATAGTTTTCAGGGCTACCGCCGATCACCTGCCAAACCGCATAGGGCTTGGCTACGTTCTGCGGCGCTTGGCCGAATGGATAAAGCCGCGTGGGATTGGTACCGAGTAAATCAGTTACCATCGTGCTTGCTCGGCACACTATAAAAATGGGCGCCATACTCATGAAAGTGCCTTATCGAGTTCTTTATCAAATTCAACTGTAAAACGGCCGATCACTTGATTGATGTTATTGGCCAGTGCCGGGCGCATAAATGGCTGTGCTTGGGCGTGTTCTGTACCAAACTCGACTAAATGCCAGTGTGGGGTATTACCGCGCGCACCTTCGTCGGCGTTAGGAGTAGGAATACGACCTCGATTAGTGGCGATACCCACTCGATACATGATCACACCTTCGCGTTGAAATAGCCTGCTTGCAAACTGCAGCGTGATATTGTCGCGAATGCGCCTGCCTGTTTTGGGATCGTCCACATTGAGCGAATTTTCTTGAGCCGCTTTTTTGACTATGCCAGCGGCTTTACGCAGCGCGGTACGAGTACCCGTATCAAGCACGGTTTGGCTAACCTTGTTCATTTTGGCTTTAACTTCTTTTAAGCCAATGAGACTGAAATCGAATTTTGCCGCCATGGTTAACCTACTAAAACATCAGTTGATTCAGACACTGGAATAATCAGTTTTTGACGACCAGATTTATCATCTGGCATAACACCTTCTGGCTTATAGATTTTTCCAGCATGCTTAATTCTAAATTCACTTGGGAAACCGTCACGATAGTGGAGAGTAAATTCACCCGATATTTTTGATTGCGCTGCTGCGGCAGCAATAAAGTCTCTTACCGATAATGAAGAAAAGTTAGCCATGGTTTGGAATGCTAGCGTCCATTGGTCAAGCTCTTCACCAGATAGTGGATCTTGCTGTTTTGTGGCGGTGTAAATATCGATTCTATGCCGGTAATTGCCGCTAGACATGAGATCACCCTATTGCCAAGTCTCTAAATTCAAATATGAGGTTTTCAAATGCCATTGGCACTTCGACCATTTGTTCTGTTGATACTGCTTCTCGGTTATTAAACCAGTGCCCAATTAACAGCAGAGCTGCAAGAGTTAAATCTTGGCTTTTGTCAATGATAATGGCTTTAACTGGCTTAGGGTCCATTGCTTCAAGTTCAGCAGTGGTTTCAACAAAGGTGCAGCTTAAACGGCGGCGAATATGGGCTTCTACTGCTGCAATGAGTTGTGTTAAATATGTATCTTGAAACGTCTCTGACTCGAGCAGGTTAACTTGCCGCCGAGCAGCTTCCAGTGTGACCAGCGGCATGTTAGTTACTCCTTTTTACCTTCAGTAGTATCAGCAGGTGTTTCTTCGTAGAGTTCAGCAACTTTTAGCTGCTCAACTAGTTTTGTAGCGACAGACTCGTCAAACCCTGCAAGATCACCGGGAGAATAACGGGTCCAATTTTTCTTAAAAGTGACCAATACCGTTTTTTTATCCGTATCAGTCGCTTTAGTCACTGGTGCTTTTGCCATAATATTTGCCTCAAATAAAACGGGGCGCATGCCCCGTTATTGATTTACTTATCAGTTAACTGATTACCAAGTTACTGCAGTACCTAGCGCTAGGCCTTCTGGGTGACGGAAACCAATATCGTGGTCCGTTACTACACGGATTAATGATTGGTTGCGGCTAAAGGCAGAGATCAAATTACCTTCGGCATCTTTGTAGGTTGCTTCACGGCTGAAATCGATTGAGAAATTACCGCTTTCACCAATAAGGACATCGTTAAAATCTGCAAAGTAAATCTCAGATTCGTTGGTGCCTGTACCTAGGTTTGATGGGATGGTGTTGGTGTGTTGGATAGGGAAGCCTTTCAGTAACCCTGTTGCCATTTCTGGGTAAACTTTATTGCCGTTACCATCACGCAGGCCAAACAGCTTCATGTAAGTACGTGGCGACAAACCCCAACCAGGAGTGATCATCATGGAGTTAGATTCCATCAGCTTTAAAATCAAGCTATCAAGGAATGCGTCGATAGTGGCCAATGATGCTACACCAGACCAAGGAACTGTTCTTAATGCAACTTCTGCAGTCTTTTTAAAGCCTGTTGGTGTTGATGCTGAGCCATCATCACGTAAAAAAGCTTTATCTTCACGCACGGCCATTGAGGCGATCATGTCTTGCAGAATCAGGCTTTCAACGTTACGACCTGCTTGGCCAATCAATTGGTTTGAAATTGGCACTAAGGTGATCATCGTTTTTGCTGACAGCTTTACATCGTCCAGATCTGGATTTGATGCCAACACATCGCTGCCTTCACCAACGTAAGTCGATGTTGAGCCACCGCTCATACGTGGCAATGTCATATTGCCATTAGGCAATGGCACAGATCGCGCACCAAGGCGACGAACGATAGTGCGATTGCGCAATAACTCAATCACTTCCATCGCAGTATTCTGTGGCACTAATGCACCACCAGAACCTGCAGAGGTTTCGATTGCCATTGATACATCACTATCGCCGATCGTATCGCTAGCAAAACGGGCGGCACCTTCAAGATCACCTTTCGATGCAGCAATCGACATGGCTACACGAGCAAATGCTGCGCCTTGATACTGCTCGGCTTCTTTTTTGGTATGCACTGCAGCAGAGGTATTTTTGCTGACAGGTTTAGCATGTGCGGCGTTCATACGCTCAGCACTTTCTAAACGACCGATTTGAGAGCTCAGTGACTCAAACTCTGCAGATAAGCTTTCGAATGATGCCAGCTGTTCAGCGCTTAACGTGCCTTCAGCATCGGTTGTCGCTAGCAATTGCACTTGAGCATTAATCTCTGCGCGTTTGCGGCGAAGTTCTTCGATTTTAAACATGGGTGAATCTCCTTCAGGTAAAAAAAATGCAGCCTAATTGGCTGCACATTACTGCCCCGCCGCTTGGCTAGAGCTGGTTCGTCATATTCATAGCTTTAGCTTGCATCCCAATGCTTCTGGTTCTTGTTGTTTGGGACATATAAGGTTTTGCTATCGCATTAATCGCCTCAAATGGCGACATAAGTTCGTCAGCAAGCCCCATAGTGATGGCTTCTTTAGCGCCAAAAAGTCTGGCTTGAGTATCAATGATTTTTTGAACATCAATATTGCGATATTGGGCTACTGACTCGGTAAACATGCGGTAGGTTTCATCAAGGCGAGCATTGATTTCGATAATGGCTTGTTCGGTGATGGGTTCGTGTGGACTACCATCATTTTTATGATCACCGCGGAAGAAAGTCGTGAAGTTTAGTCCCATATTTTCCTCTAACTTACTGGACTCCATGTGTTCCATGATCACGCCGATAGAACCAACTCCTGAGGTTGATGACACAATGATTTTTGAACAGGCAGAAGCGAGGTAATAGCCTGCTGAATAGGCGTTGTAATTAACGATGGCATTAATGGGCTTTATTTGGCGAGATTGGTAGATGAAATCAGCCAGTTCTTTGCAGCCTACTGCCATTCCACCGCCAGTATTGAAGTCAACAACGACCTCTTCAATCATGTTGTTATTAAGCGCCCGAGTCATACGGTTTTGCAGCTTTTCATAGCTGTTAAGCTCAGTACATGCTGCTGTGATATGCCCACGGCGAGCCATTAACAGACCATGAATGGGAATAACAGCTACTCGACCATTTGCAGTGGTGTACATGCCTGAAATATCACAGTCATCATCAGCAACTGCGGCTAATGGTTCTGGTAATGTTTGGTTTTGTTGTAATGATGGAATTTCAATGCTGCCATTGCCCATAATACGCGGGATAAGTACAGATTTAACGGCATCAACTGCAGTTCTTGTCGCTAGCAATGGGGTATTGAATACCATGCTGGCTAAATTTGGATAGTTTACTTGCATAGAATTGCCTCTATCTGTTGCATTTGTTCTGGGGTGGCGTTCATGTGCTGTTGCATTGAATTACTTGGAACCATGTTGAGTGGGGTTAAATAAGTTTCTCCCCCGCTAATGGGTGTCATGTTTTCTAGGCGACGAATATCATTAACACTTAACCATCCCCAGTTACGGCCGATTGCGTAAGACTCATATCGGGATTTTTGGTCACCGCGTAACAATCCTTGTACGTTGAACTCTATGTAATATTGGCCACGCTCAGACGGTAAAAGTAGATCGCGGGTTTGTGCTGCCTCAATACGTTTTAGCCATGGCAAGAGCGAGTAAATGACATACCCAAGCGACATCGACTCAATACCAGATCCCCAAGAGGTAGTTTTCTCCGTCATCTGCACCATGTGCAGCGGAATTTTGTATAAGCGACACACTTCCGCAATACCAAAGCCACGACTTTCAAGCAATTGGGCTTTTTCGTTATCCATCGATAACTGTTTGTAGCTCATTCCCTCTTGCAGCATCGCAACTGAAAAAGCATTGCGTAGGCCTGAGTGACGCTCTTTAAACTTGCTTAATATGGCGTCAACTTTCTCTTGAGAGTCAATTGCCTTGACGTCATGAGGACGCTCTATCACGCCGCTGAGTGTGGTGCCATTAGCAAAGACATTACCTGCATGTTGCTCTGTAGCTAATGACAACCCAAATACATCTGGATTGGTTTGAATAGGCGATACGCCAATGTAACCATCAAGGCTAAAGCCTTTGATGTGATGGATTAATCTCGCAGGAAGCGTTTCGTTAATATCAACAAGATAGTAGTACGGCAGGCCATCAGGCCCTTTTAACACTTGAACTTTATCTGGGTTTAGCGGGATCAGTTCTTTGATGTATCCATCGCTATCATATTCTTTTAATGCGTAGTTATTACCGCGCAAACCCAGACAGCCCATTGATTGCTCGTAGTATTCAAAGCTGGTGTCTTTTTGGTTTGGCTGGTTATGAATAATGTCATACAGTGGGTGATCTGTAGCTCTTACTCTTCCTTCCCCATCTCTGCGATAAAGCTCACAAGGTAACTGAGCAACTGACTCTGCCAATAACGTTACGCAGGCGCGAACAGCTGATATTGCGAGGGCTTTTTCTGGGGTGATGTGTATACCTGATGCTGTATTGCTACCACCAACAGCGCTAACCCATCGCCAACCGTCATTGCCTTGCTGACGCGGTCCCCTAAACATTTGTGGAATGAACATTTATTCACCTGGTCCTTTGGTTGCACTCATTGCCCGAGTCACCATCCATGACCAAAGCAGGCATAAGCTACCAAGCGTGATAAATCCTACAGCGGGGATCAGCATCCAAGCGCCATACGAAACTAAGAGAGCACCTACGAGCCCGATAAAGAAAGCGATATATATCAACATAGAACGTCCGAAGTTTCGTAAACAGAAGTTGACTGAACATCACTTACTGGATCAGCCGTTCCCACTGCCATTGCGGCGGCGACTACGCCATCGATGCGGCCTGTGGATTTTTTCTTGGTAAAAATACGGTTGTCTTTGGCGTCTGCCTCAAGCACTGCGCTTGCTGCGTTCCACCTTAGGCATGGGTTGGTTTTGATTCTGATCTGCTTGCTGGTGATCAGCTTTTCGAACTCTTCAATTGAGCGCGGCATCCACAGGTTTGACTCTGACGCCTTGTAGTAACCCTGCCCGTGTTTAACCAGTGGGATAAACACGTTTGCCTCTGTTAGCGCTGGCGTTAAGTAGTTAATCCGGTATTGGTCAAATCCGATGCATTTGATATCGAACTGGGCTGATAAGTCGGCGATGCGTTCGGCGACAAAGCTGTAGTCCACAGCATGCCCGGGTGGCGCATGGATAAAACCATTCCTTAACCACGATGAATACGGCACGTTATCGGTGCGTTCTCGGTCAAGCAAGGTGTCTTTTGGCGTCCAAAACTCGACTAACAACGTTTTTACTCGCGGGAAGTAAAGCGCTAATGCCGTTAAATCTCGGGTACCTGATAAGTCGAGTCCGCCGTAGCATTCTTCGCCGACGAGTTCGCTGATATCAAAATCATCTTCACAATCTGTCCATGTGTCGGCTGATAGCCAAGGCGAGGCAGAATCTACCCACTGACAGAAGTTTAAGCGCCGAACAATGCTCTCTTTGGCTGGCATACCCTTGGCTTGGGTGACCTGTTCGCGCAGGTATTTGTGCGTGAAGGTGTGCCCTAGTGACGGGTTAGCTTTTTGCCAACAACTTTCGTCATTGATGGGGTCGTCACCTTCATCGAGAGAACAGATAAAGGCGAAGAAGGAATCATCTGGTTTGGATCCCGCACAAATGGCCTTGCCATATTCGTGGTATGCGTAACAAACGCTGGTGCGGTCGTGGCCTGAGTTGGTGATCATGAAGATCAGCGCTTGTTTGCGGCCTTTGGTGCCGGCGCGCATCATTTCAACGACGTTGTTGTTCTTGTGTTCGTGGACTTCGTCAATCAGCGCCATATGCGGACGTGGGCCTGATTGACCGTTGTCCGAACTGATTGGCCTAAAGAATGAGTTCTTTTCGAGATAGGCAAGGTTCCAAACACTCTGGCCCGTTCCCGATTTTTTTAATCTTGAGCTTAACTGCGGCGACTGGTTGACCATGGAAACCGCATCGCGGAATAAGATCATGGCCTGATCTTTTTTGGTCGCGGCGGCATAAATTTCCGCGCTAGCCTCGCCATCAGCGACTAAACCATAAAGCCCTATTCCACCTGCTAGTGGTGATTTACCTGATCCTTTGCCACTTTCGACATAACACATGCGGAATCGGCGGGTATGGTCGGCATCTTTCCAACCAAATAACGAGCCAACAATAAAGGCTTGCCAATCTAGCAGGTGGAACGGCTTACCTTCATGATCACCGCCACTTAAGCACAATACTTTAGGGAAAAAGCTGATTGCTCGGTTTGCTGCGGCTAAGTCAAAATAAAGGCCACGTTCGTGGCCTGTTTCTAAGTCTTTTAAATGCCGTTTACAGGCGTTGCGGATGTCTGGTCCCGCTAAGAACTCACCTGATACAACTTGAGTGGCCCAACGAGTGACGCGATCTTCTATATCATCCGAAGAATTCGTCGACTTCGTCTTTTTTCTTGGCGCCATCAGTTACCTGTACTTTGCTACGGGCTGATGGGGTTAGCCCAAATTCAACGAGATAGGCTCTAAAGCGCCGATCGGCATCAGCCAGCATTTGCACGGCTGGGTTAGCCTTCATTAGCATTTGCTCGACTTGCGTAAAATCTTTGGTTTCTTCATCGATGTTTTCGCCGATGATTTTGATACTTTGGTAGGTTCGACCGTTTTGCTTAATTTCGTCTCTGAGCTCAAGAATTTCGGAGTAGACATCACATAAACGCTCAAGGGCCATGCCATCTGCAAGGGTAAGAACGCCCATGTCTTTTAGCAGTAGAGTGAGTTTCTTCCATGCGGCTTTGGCTCTTGGGCTTAAGTGAGCTGGCATGCGAGGAATACCGGCTTGCAATTTCGGCTCTTTTTTATTGAGTGGCCGCTTGCCTGGGTTCCCTGTAACTAGCTTGAGCGCAGTGGGGGTGGATTTTCTTCCTACTGCCACTTTTCACCTCAATACTTGTTCCAATGGTGGTTAGGGTCTGTAGGCTTGCCGCTTTCATCAGCGCCAGGCTTTACCCCTCTATTCTCCATTATTTTTTTAGTGCTATCGTGGCAAAGCTTACAAAGCGGTTGCCAGTTGTTTGTGTCCCAGAATAAGGTTTGATCACCTTGATGTGGAATTTTGTGGTCCACGACTGTCGCGGCAGTAATCTTGCCATTTTCTTCGCAGTAGCAACAAAGCGGGTAGCGACTTAAGAATGTTTCACGGGCTTTCTGCCAGCGTCCACCGTAACCTCGCTCGGCGGTTTTGCGCTTGTCATCACGCCAGCTAGGTTTTTGACTCATAACTCATCTGAGCCATCTAAATAGCCTGATAGGTTTCCTTCTTCTGGCTCTGCGGCCATCATCTGATCAACGATTTCAAGGTTACTATTTACCAGCTGACTGATCGCTGTGGTTTGGGCGGTTAGTGCTGCAGTAAGGGCTTTGAGTTGTTCAATTAGGCTATCGTTTGATGATTGCTGGCTTGGATTAAGCAGGTCAGGCCTTGTTGTACCGACAAATGATTGATACGGATCGCCCAAGGCAGTGACGTTTGCCCAATCACTGGGAATAAGTGGATTTAGCGTGATAATGCCATTTTCGTTAGTTTCTATTGCTGGAACAGAAACAATGGTGCCATTAAAGACAACTACGACTTTACTCATTGCCGTCATCCATATTGATTACTTTTAAGTTGCCTTGTTTAATCGCGGCCATTCTCGCTTCGTGAAATTCTCGGTTTTGCTTTTTCTTTTCTCGCGAGAGGCGAAATTGAACTACGAATAAAGCGATTGTTGATGCGATACCAAGCAATAACGCAATATTGTTGAGTGACAAAAAGCCGCCTATTGCTGTTGAGATCGAAGCAATATAGCTTCCGGTTGTCGTAGCTTTATCCATAATTGGCGCCAATGGTTTGATATTCATTGTTAGCCTCCGATCACTCGGTAGACAGTTTTGATTTTTCGCTATTAATCCATGTTTCTAGTGCTAACCAATCTCGGTCACACAATGAAATCACTTCAATTAACGAATTGATGTATTCAGAAAGTTCTTGGTTTTTCTTGCTGGTATATCGTGGCGCTAGGCACTGGCTGATCAGTTCCTGTGGTGGGAAAACATACTTTATCTTGGTAACGGTAACGGTTCGCACATCTGGCTGAACGCTCGAGCAACCTATTAAGATCTGCAGGGATATCAGCAGTGCCCCAAGACTTCGTTTTTTCATCACTGGCCCCGTTAAAAATTTGCTTCAATTCTTTATTACTTGCGGCAAATTCTTGCTTAATTTCGTTTCGATCACTTTCTCGATCGCTTAATGCTTTTGCTAATAAGCTAAGGCTAGATAACAAGTTTTCTTTATCTTTTTCAGCAGCTTCAAGCGAGTCTGAAACAGAGGTCAAATCCTTTTGCAAGTTTTCCCTTGATTGCTCAGATCTAGCCAAATCACTCTTTAACTGTGCTATTTGCCCCTGATTTATCCTCAAAAACACACCTAAAGCAAAAATGGAAACGACCAACAAACCGATAACTAACGCAATGATTTTATTCTTTAATGTACTGAACATTTTCAAGACCTTCCTGCGCCAGAAAAAAAGGTTTCATTTCGCGGTTTTGTATAAAGATGGGAGCGCACGGTCAGTTAGGCAAAAGCCCCAAGGTTTCGACCCGCCCCACCCCCACTGACAACGCATCAACCGATTCATAGGCGTTGATTTCATGGCTTTTACCGAATGATTTGACCGCTGGCATCATGAATTTAAACCCTTCTGTAATCGCTTCTAATCGCGTTGTGTTGGATATTATTTAGAGTGAATCTACTGCAGTGAGTCAAGGCAGCGCTTATGCCGCTCTTGCACTCGAACCCAGACGCCATAGCAGCGCTTGTTGCCAGGCGTTGAACAGTCATAGCCAGCGACAGTGCGATATTGAGGAAGCAGAAGCGCATCACATGCCTGTTGATATTCGCCCTTGATTACATGATCACGCATGGGTGAGTTAGACCATCGGCCAATGCCGTACTGGTAAACCCAATCTATATAGAGATCGTAAGATGCTTGGTTAAGCTCGGTATTCGGTAAGCTATTGCGGAAGCGTTCCTCATCCTTTGAGATGTGAGCCTTAGCTGTTGTAAGCGCATTAATAGGGGTGAATTTCTCACCAAGCTTTACTGGACTGCCATCGGCGTGATACGTGGAACCAAAGCCGCCTGTTGGCCTATCTCCTTGCACCGGCACTGTAGCGACTGGCGCAAACGCTTCTGAGGTGATCAAGGTAATGAATGCTGCAGCTGATAGGCTAAGGCCTGTTACTATCATCTTATTGCGCATTGAATTTGCCCAAAAACAAAAAGCCCCTGCAGTTGCAGAGGCTTGATATAAATAATGATGGAATTTGGTGGATTCGAACCACATCACATACCTCGCTTTAGCTATTCGCTCAAATGGTATATGACATGCATAGCAAAGACAGGCATTCCAATGCGGCTTAGTTTCCTTATCCGCCTCAAATCCTGCTACTAACTCCATATAAATCTATGCCTATAAAACACAAAAACCACCTTTAAGGTGGCTTTAGATACTTTAATCCGCATTGTTATAGCACGATAGTGAATCTATTGTTCTAGGTCAATAGATGTTGTCGGACTGCTTCAAAAAACATGTCTTCAACTTTATAGTACTTAGTTACTAGATTAAACTGCTGTTTCTAGAAATCACTTCTGCACATCAGCCAAAACTTGCTCATAGACTTTAGGTATAAAATTTCCACAAGTCAGAGTAATCATGGATTTTTGAACTATAGCTAGTTTTAACAAACCATCTTTACCGTTCTTGCAGAAATCTAAAAGGCCATTATACTTTGATTTAACAATTTTTTCTAAATTATGTCCATCCATTTCAAGATATTCTTTATCTGTTAATAACTCTACACCTGAAAAATATGTTAACTTTGCATTCCTTTCGTTTTCTCTTCCCAAAATTTTTAAAATAAATTTATCCACAGATAATTGCAACAATACGTTATTACCGACCCAATTATTCCAGTCAACAATTTCACCACATATCTCACTCATTGGCATCGCTTTATGTATATGCAACAACAGTAATATCCCAATAGGATCAAGCGTAACATTCTCTATTGTACGCGCATAATTTTTAGCAAGCACAGAAATACTATCTGATGGTGAATTTTCTAAATCCCAATCAATAATCCCTCTAACAGTTTTATTCCCATTATCAATCAATGACTCAACCTGACCAATAACCTGAACATAATTACCTACACCGTTAACTGATTCAACAAACTCACTAACTTTATCAACATCTGTTATTTTCAAAATCTGACGAAGCTTTCCAGCTAATAGGTCTTTCGAAATCTTATTTCCTGAACTAACAAAACTAAGTGATATTTTAGGGTCAATTATATCAGAAGAATTTGCGACCCTAGAATAAATTGACTGATAAATTTCAGCATCATAACTACTCTCAACAAAAACTTGACGTCGATTTTTTGGGTTTAATGAAATTTGTGTTACTCCATCTAAAAGTTCTGATATGGCAAAGTCTTTATCCACGCATTTTATTGAATTGTTTTCAACTAAAAAAATATTTTCGCTTGGTGACAACGCTACAGTTGTTGGAGAGTGCGTACTAAAAACAATTATAGAATTAAATTTTTCATTAAACAAATTCAAAACTTTATATAGCTTTAAAACCATTTTCGGATGCAAAAATGCATCCGGCTCATCAATCAATATTAACTTTGGAGCATTAGCTATCTCCACGTCGCAATATTGACTACTGAATAAAATTAGCGCCAACCACAACAATGTTTTTTCCCCAGAGGATAAACAGGAAACATCAACAACCTTATCATTCTCCAGTAATGAAATTACATATGAGTATCCTCTAGATTTTTCATCTGGGATTGAAAATCTAAACTTACCATCAAATACTTCATTTAAAATACTATTCATTAACAACCAAGGCTTACTTCCAAATTGTTCAATAAATTCATCATCATTAAAATAATGAACATCTTCACCATCTTCATGCAACCACTTGTAATACTTATTTCTATGCGTCCTCTTTATATATCCAACAAATATTTTCCCTAAGTTTTGAACTCCTAGCACATCAGACTGATACAGTTCAAAATTAAGTATAATATCATCATCGGTTAGCTCGGACGGCATTTTATTAAGTCTTGCGGCTATTCTATTGCACATCTTATACAATTTCTCATAATTAGTGCCATCGTCATTATTAAAGCCGCTACCTCTTCTATTGTAAATATTAACCTTGTCATAATTTAAAGCTGAATCGAAGTCTTTTTTTACTGTACTATAAAATTGTATCGAAGAAGAAACTAGAGTTTCATACTTTAAGTCAACATAACTCTCACCAAACTGAGGAATCAATTCCTTATGTGTAAAGTACTTAATATCATTAGTATCTAGATTGGCTCCATCAATAGTTACTTTAGTTGATTTATTTACAATACTTTCAAGCAGTCTTGTTTTGCCCGCACCATTAAACCCCGTTAGCAATATTAATTTCTCAGAAATTTCAATTGTATTTTCTAGTATAAAACCCTTATGAATTGTAGAACCTTCAAAATTAATACTCACTAATATCACCTTAATATATTTTAAATATAGATAACACTTAACAGGATAATTATGACTTATTTCTATTTAGCACTTAATCTTCGGCAAACACTTCCAATTGGTTGTGTACTGTGGCGTCAGTAGCTCACGCCGCATTGCCCACTTTTGTTCGATACCCTGAGCGGCTAAGAACAAGGTATCACGGCCATAGCGTAAGTTAATGCCATCAAGTGCTTGCATCAAAGCA